TGCAAAATCATTTATACCTCGACTTAATTTATCATCATTTTCAGAATATGACATTAATTTTTCCTCATTTTAGCTAATTCTTGCTGATTTTGTATTCTCATTTCTGCTATTCCTAAATTTTGATCTAGTTTAGCCTGATCAATTTGTGCTTTTTGTGCTAATTTAGCTGTATCAAGAACATTTCTACCTTCGTCATACTGTGCTTTTCTCATAGCATCTTGTTCTTTTATATCTAATTCACGATTTTTAAGAGCTACCAATGGATCTTCTCCTGCACCTTCTAAATATTCTTGTTCTTCTGCTACAATTTCTTCAGTTATTTGTGCTTCCATTTCTGCAATTTGTGATTCTAGCATAACTGTTAATTGTTGTTGAACTTCAGGAGGCATTTGATTGCCATATTGCTGTGCAACTTTTTCTAACATTTCTTTGTTTTGCTCCATAACCATTTGTCTTGCTAAAAATCCTATGTGTTGAGAAATATGTGCTTGAAGTGAAGCCATTGCAAGCATGCTTGAACGAACTAAACTAGAGGACATAAATGCTCTGTGTGCTTTTATGTGAGCAGAATGATTTTGTTCTGGATATGCTTGTAACTCTTGTGCTTTTAAAGCATCAGAATTTTCTATAGCCGGATCTTTAGGAGCTGGTTTAGGTGGTGGTTTTAATATTGCTTGAATATTTTGCACCCCTAATGCTTGATACATTCTTCTATAAGCTTCATATATATTATGAATTTGAGGATTAGTTTGTGATAATTGTAATTGTGCTTGAGCTAACTCAATACGTTGAGCCATTGAAAATATACTTGGATCACTTACTGGAATAATATCTACTCTGTCATCAAAGTCTTGTTGTTTAATCATTTTATTTCCACCAACCACATTGTATGGATATTCTGGTGGTAAATAAGTTTGAAATACCTTTGCTAATAATTTAAATTCTATTCTTTGAGCGTAATGCATTCTTTTATGAATAGCACTCATAACTTTAGTGCCTTGCTCAATCATAGCCATAGTAGTTCCTACTGGATTAGCTTGATTAGAATCTGCTACTTTTGCATCTGCAACTGCTGCAAATCTTTTACCTGCATCAACACAAAATCCTAACAATAAAAATAAAGTTTGACTTGGTTCTTTGTAAGGTAATGGAAGTAGTCCTGCTCGTAAATCACCGGATGGTGCATCTACATCCCTGAACTCTCCTGGTTGGATGGGGTTATCGTCGTCTGCAACTCGCAACCCTCTCGCTTTAAATCCTGCAGGGAGATTGGACAACGTACCTGCATCAATGAGTTGACGGAGAGCTGACGTAGCTGTCCTGGAGAGACCTCCGAGCATGTGGATAAGACCAAAGCCATAAAAACCAAGACCAGGCAAAAACTTATAATGTACAAAATACTGAATTTTTTTTCTGAGTGGATCGTCCTCTCTGTAGTTTCTGTATATGGATAAAACTTTTCCCGATCCTTCGTCAACAGTAACAACATATGGTACTCTTATACCTGTAGGTTCTCCTGTTTCCAAATTCCTATCTTCAAAACCTGGTATGTCTAAATCACAGTGAAACTCTAATAATGTATATTCATTATCATCTTCTTCTCCGTAAGTTGTAGAACTGATACCTTGTACGTTTTGATATTCTTCTTGTACTTGATTATTTTCAACTAATGATGGTCTAATTTCTACATCTCTGTAAAAACCCCCAACTTGATTTTTTCTAACTTCATTGTAAGATTGTTTAACGATATGTGTAATTCTCTGACAAGATTCTAAATCAGTTGCATAAAAAGGAACGATTAAATCTTCTACTGGAATAAAAGAAGCTTTAGCTCTTTGTTGTTGTGCATCAAAATAAACTTTTTTAAATGCAGATCCAGCTAATCCTAAATGAAATAACAATTGATCCATGTCAGGATCATATTCTTCCATCACCGTAGTAATCTGATAATTCATGTAATCTTTTACTCTGTTGGCTTGTTGTTCTGTTTCTTCGTTTTGTTCTCCAACTATATTACATTTAACCGGACCACCTGCGGGTAGTAATTCTTTATAAGCTTGCGCTTGAAACTGTGTTGCTGATTCAGCAAGTAATGGATGAGTAACTCCACTAGCTCCTTGAAAAGGTCTAGCTCGTTCTTCATATTTAAATCCTAATAATTTAATACCATCGACATAGGATTTTTCCCAATCTTGTCTTGATGATTTGTCATCTTCATAATAAGCTCGAAGATTATCTGACATTTTTCCAAGTTCATCTTCTTTAATAACTTCTGCTAAATTACCATCAAAGGGTAATTGTGGCATTTCTGGAAGATCATTAATTAAAGCTCCACCATCATCAGTAAGTTCTATATTAATTTCTGATTGTTCGTCTGCGACGCCAAGAGGATCTAATTCCCCTGGAGCCATATTTGGTAATGCTTTTTCTATTGCCATTAAATTGTTCCTAGTATTTCATCTACGTCTGGTAATTTAGAACCTACTCTACCACCATCTGCGTGCATTGGTAAACCTATTTTTCTTATTGTATCTTTTGCTTCTGTAAAATCAACATAAGGTAATCCTGATACTTCCATTTTTCTTCCATCAAAAGATTTTTTAACTAGATCAGGAGCAGCTTGGCTGTATGAATTTATACCATCACCATCAAATTGTAATGTAAAGTTCATATCATCTCCTACACCTGATATTTTAATTCTAGCTGATTCTGGATCTAATCCTAACTTAGCGGCTCTTTCCATTAAATCTTTATTTATATCTTCTGCTGCTTCTTTCATAAGTTTATTATAAATTGTTTTATACCCTGCAATATCTTTCGCATCAGCTGATTCATATACACCAACAATTTCACCAGGATTCCATGACACATTTGTCTTACCTTCTGATATTGCTTTTTCTATGTGTGATTTTAAAACATTCTTAACCCAGTCTTTTTGTTTTTTAAATGGATAATCTTGTGATCCACTTTCATATCGTGCTCTTCGTAGTTTTGCATTTTTAGATATATCCGTATACGATCCTGCAAACTTAACTTCATCAGGAAATAGTCTTGCTAAAAATTCTTCTATTGGCATTTTAGTGTCCGCTACTATTTGTGCTTTAATAGCATCAAATGTATCTACTCCACCAAACATACCTCCTCTAACCTGTCCTCCTTGAGAACTATCTAATAAATCTTTAATGTTCTGTACTGCTCTATCAAGTCCCTCAAATGATTGTGTGTTTCGTGGCAGGTCTTGATTAGCAATACGTTCTAGTAATGATTTTTGACCATCTTCTCCAGAGGACATTTTACGAGACCAAAATTTATCATAATTACCAAAGGCTGAATCTCCTGGATTTAATTTAGATATTCTTTGTGCATTTAAGAAGTTTGGATTTTTAGCTCTACCTAATTCTTTTTTAGATGCTTGAGTAAGACCACTTAAAAAATCATTTGCATCATCAATCATCTGTTGATTAACTGTTCCGTAGTTATCTAAAATAGATCGTTTAACATTTTGTTTTTGATTTAATCCTAAGTTTTTAAAATTCTCTCCATACATATCATTAGATACTTGGTCTACCTTAACATCAAATCCTGTAGGTTTAGGTTTCTTTGCTTCTTTAGATGCTTCTAATTTAGTTTTTGCATCAGCAAATACTTGAGCATCATCTTCTGTTCCAAAACTTTTCTTTGGAACTTTTCTTTTTGTTCTTGTATTTATTACTTCCCAGATAGGATTATCGGCGCTGCCTGCTTTAAGTTGTACCTCAAACATATCTGGAACAGTTTCACTAATAGGCATGTTAATAGGATCTGTATCAAAGTTATATAATTTATTGTCCTTACTAAAATTATTCCACGCATCATCAAGTGCTTTTTCAGCTTGAGGTCTTAATTTTTTTTCTGCATTTTCTAATATATCAATGCCTGCTATATCTTCAGGACTTTGGTAAGATGTAGAACCACGGTGAACATCACTTTGTGCTTCCATAATATTTTCTGTAACTCTACCATCGGTTGTTGTTTTATCTATAGACCTACTAAAAGAAATAGAATTATCGGAATTAGGATGCCCGCTGTTATGAAATTCATGACGAGAGGACTGTCCTTTTTTAGGATCGAATCCTTGCTCCATAATTGTATAATCTTCCGTCCTGGTCCCTGGCCAACCGGTACCTTTAAAATTATCACTCAATCGTGGATTAATATTTAAACGTTTAAATCTATTAACAATGTCATTTAATTTTTGAGCTTCGGTATATAATAAATTAATATTAGGGTTGTTCGCTTTTCTTAAAATGTTTGGTAAGACAGTGCTTGTATACTTTTGTATAACAACACTTGGATCTTCTACTCCAGCAAAAGTTCTTTTACTTGTTCCTCCTGCCATTGTTTCCAATTCATTTATCATGCTTTGCACAGCCATTTTATATTCTTGTAGAACACGGCCTGAGTTACCTGTAGCAGTAATAGGAACGTTTACTATATCTTGTTTGGCTTGTCGTATTACACCTCTTGTTACTTCAGGTGTAATTTCATTACCTACTTTAGCCGCTCCTGCATTTTTTCCTAATTGATTGGCTCCATAAAATTCAGAGTATCCTCTTTTAATTTGATTGTTATTTTGTAATAAATCTTGTCCAATCTTTAAAAAAGTTAATGCATCAATTGTTTGATCACCACCTTCTTTTATTAAATTACTTATTTGGAAAGACATTCCGGTATCTTTCATTTCGTTCAAGGCTCCTGCCCCGTCACCATCTTCCATTTCTTTTTTCCACTGACTTAATTTTTTCTTAGTCTTAGAAGCAGATCCTGCATATTTAGTCTGAACGTAATCTTCTATTTTACTAAACCGAGGAACTATGTAAGTATCTAACGATTCAACTCTCTCTACTTCGGCTGGATCTAATCGTGGTTTTTCAATTTGTATTTCAGGGTCTGCAACTTGTTTTGTTGTATCTGTTACCTCTACAGTTTCATCTATTTGTGCTCCTGTTGGAGTAACAACTTCTTCTGTTTCAGACAAACGAGATGCTTCACTTATAGGAGCCGGTTTATCTACCGCTCTTGATCCTTTTAAATATTTAGCTAATGCACCAGGGGCCGTGAGTACGGCGGTAGGAGGACCTGTGTAATAACCAGCTGTTCTTCCTAACTCATCCATGGTCATTCCAGACAGAGTTGACTCTGCTAAATTTGGTGTTGGAATCTTATCTCTAAACTCATCAAAGTATTTAGTAAAAGCAGGTTTATCTAGTAGAGATTGAAACTCCTCACTAAAAGGAGAATAGTCTGGTGATGATCTAGAAATGTTTCGTTGATCAGGATTGGCTATTTGGTCTGTAGGAAAAGTTGCTAGCTGTGCACCTTTTTTAGTTGCTTCAAATAATCCTGCTAATAGTTCACCCATTCCTTCAGCCGAACCTGCAAAATAATTAATTACCCCGTCTGGTAAATTAAACAATCCTTCTTTAAATACTTCAAACCCCGTTGCATCTCCGTAAAACTTTTTACCTTCAGCAAGAGCTGCTGCTCTCATTTCATCTACTTTGTTTTGATCTACAGGAAACTTACCTTCAGGTCCGTATAAATTTTCATACGTACTTGGAAATTGTCCTATACTAAATTGATTAATGTCATAAGGATCGTAATCATTTAATCTACTACCTTCAGCAAACTTAGGAGGACCTCCGTCTTTTAGTTTAC